GTTCTGCTAATAATCCATTTATTATTTAAATCTTTTGGAAATTTTTCAAGTTTATTGTTTTTCTCAAAAATATAAGAATTATCAAAAGATGAAATTTTTTTGAGTTCAGCATTTTCTAAATATTGAATTTCAATTATGTTCTGACCTATGTTGAACACAATTAATGCAGGGGTGTATATATTTCCGATAGATACAGAATTGTTATATCTATCTAGTAACTCTGATATTTCAACATCATATCCTTTTAAGTCTTCAGAAATTATATTTTCATTCAGAAATTTATATAATTCACTTATATCTTCATAATGAGTTTCAATAATTTTATATATAATTGGATCAAAAGAAATTTCAGAAAATTTCATTACTATTGACCAAAGTTATCTACTTCAGTATCAGAAACTTCTGGACCGGCATCAGATGGATTTGCACCCTCTACACCGTCTTCATCCGGTGCCATATCATCAATGCCCGAGCTTGTAATACCAACATCAGATAAACCTGTTGGTGCTGAACCTCCACCCATGCCGCCTAAGCTGCCGCCTACTCCTGCATCTGGTGCAAATGTCTTAGTTAAGCGACTACGCTCTTCTTTCCACATACGCTCATTTTCTGCAAGTTCTGCTTCTGTCCAACCTAAATAACGCTTAAGAATGAAACGTTTAGAAACAAACGAAATGTCTGTTAGTGCTGTAAATGTATTAATCTTAGCTGAATCTAATTCAAGTTGACGATATTCAGAGAAAGATTGTGCTGGTGTAAATGCAAGTTCAAACAAACTGTTATCAATTGTTACGCCACGACGCTTTAAGAAAAGTTTAAATTCTAAATCAATAGGCTCAATGACCTGTTGCTGATAACGAGTTACAACCTTAGAAAATCTAAACTCTTGTATAAACGCCGAACCAACACGACCATCGCTAACTGATGATGTACCATCCTCCGGACCTGTCGGCAAGTACGAACTTGGAACACCTAAAGCACGTAGCATCTTGTTATTGAAATAACGTAAGTCATCAATATCACCCAAATTCTCACCGCCGGGTAATACTTCGACCTTAGATCCACGGCCTTCACTTGTTACAGCAAAGAAATAATCTTCCAAGATAGACATAGGATTATATGTCGAATCAACCACATTAGCGCCGCCGCCAGTTCTACTCGGAATACGTTTTTGCTGTACTTCGTAACGAACACGTTCAAGATACTGCTGTGCCTTATTAGGCGGCATAGTACCGACGTCAATAAAGAAAACACGGCGCTCAGGTGCGCGGTGGACACGATAAATTAAAATTGCATCTTCTAGCAATTCTTTTTGCTTATAAACCTTGTAAATTTGCTCAAGTATACTCAGTCCAAAGGGCCAAGCAGAGTTCATACCATCTGATAGTGACAATTGAACGATATGTTCAGCATCAACTGCTGTAGCGCCACCATCTTGGTAATTTGCTGTACCAGCGCCGCCGTAGCCACCTGAAATATAATTCATATTTCCTTGCATTGGTGGTGAAAATACAATACTATTGGATCCAAATGCTTCATTAGAGAGTTTGTTCAATTGATTAGTTGCAACAAGACCTTTAATGTTTAGATCGATATCCTTAATAAAATAAGATTCAATCTTTTTACCATCAGATTCGTTTACAATAACCTTTTCTACCTTAGCTGGATCAATCCAAAATAGTTTGAATGTTTCCGGATCACGTAAGAAGAATTGATCACCATATACTAAAGTTGCACGAAACATGGACCAGAGGCGCTTGCTAATTTTATTAAGCCTGCACCATTGTCCCAATGATTTTTCTAGAATCTGAATTTCAGAGGGTGTAGGATCATCATTGTATTTCATGACTAGTGGTAATTCAGTAACTTCGTCTGGCTCAGTACCAAAGTCTGCAATTGTATCTAATGCTGCATGAATTTCATGATCATAATTCATCTGATCATATACTGCATAGCGTTGCAATCTGTCTGGTGGACCTGCATAAACTTCGGGTAGCCAATTGCTATATTTAGACGTGGAAGCGTAAGCCGATGTGCTGTCGATTACTCTCTGTGTTGCTGGTAAGACCGAATTAACGGGCTTGAAATGTTTACGCCAAGTCATGTTTATTCTTCTTTAAATTTTGTGCATCTCGACGGGCCTGTGTCCAGGGCCTATTCTTGTGTGCAAATGGTTTTTCATATACATATCGAGCTGGATTATCTTCTGCAATCTTTAATACAGCCTGTCTAATCTTCTCAGCATGTTTGGTAGTTTTTGGTTTGCTATAATTTTTCTTATGCTCAGCAGTTCTTATTTTGCCCTTATTACCATTAGAAATCTTTTCTTTAGAATAATCAGAATGATGTTTTCCCGTAAAGCCTGCCGGGCTCACATTCCCACCACCGTGAATTTTATTTTCTAATATACCTGTACCGTCGATTAAAAGACCATATTTATGTGTAAGCCATCCTTCTAATTGGTATGCTTCCTCTTCGGTTAAATTCTTACCTACAAATTGTCTATATTTCTTCTCTGGCACCTTTACCGAATGTTTTTTTTCAGAAATACGATATCCTGATCCTTTTCCAATATAATATGGAGAATTATCCTCTCTAATATATTGGTAGACGTAATATGTCATTATGCTCGTGCCCTTGTGAATTTAAGAATTTCTCTGTTAACTGATACTAAATTCTGTGATGCTTCAAGTATCTGTGTTAAAACAGAGGTCTGATATGTTAATGTACTATTTACCTCATTTGTTTGTGAGGATTTATTCGTAGTGGCAGCAGATGTATCGTCTCTGGTACTTTTAAGTTTATTTGAGTCTTCCTCTCCGTTATTAAGACTGGAATCAGCCGATGGCGAATCAATTGTAGATGGTTTAGGGGTCGATGGGGAAATTGTCCCCCAATTCTTATATGCACCGTAACCGGCACCTGCAATACCACCAACGATTGCGCCGGCAGCGGTACCTAAAATAGGAACAACACTACCTAAAGTGGCACCAAGACCGGCCATTGATGCTGCGCTTGATGCGATATCTGTAGCTGCTGCTGCTGTTTCATGACCTGATTCTTTTAATTTATCAGTCGCGTAATCTAATCCGATGCCAGCTAAAATGCCACCAACACCGCCGGCGACGCCTTTAGCTGCCCTGCCGAGCCACTTACCTTTACCGCCCGTTCCGGATGGAGTGCTAGTGCCTGGTACACCTTTATTAGGTATTCCCCTGACATCATTAATTAATTTCATTGTAGTTTTCAATGCTTGGAAACTAAGAATAGTTCCAACAATTACTTCTGCTAATTGAACTCCGACGCCAACCCAAGATCGAGTTGCAGGATTAAGTAAATCTGTAGCTGATTTTATTCCTTGATTAAACAATTCTAATGCACTTGATGCTAGATTTACTTGGTCATTAAGTAATGGGAATGTTCTTTGTATTAGTGAACTTTTATCTTCTAACGCAGATGATAATCTCGATAATGCTGCTTGTGATTTGGTAGCGGCATCTACCTGTGGATCTGTTGCCTTTGATAAGTTATGACCGGCAGATGTCAATCCTGCAAGCAATGTTTCGGCACTTCCGGCAGCGGCATTACCACCCAATCGTTGTGCTTCTAAGGCTTCAACTTTCGATCTTTGTTCTTGAATTCTTAGTGCAATATCAGTTGCTTTCTGTATAGTCTCTTGTTGAGATAAGGTACCGGCAGCGCCTGCCTTGAATGTTGCAGCTAATTCTTGTGCTTCAGCACCGAGGCCGGCAGCATTTAATGATTTAAATATATCTTCATTTGCCGAAGACATTGTTGATCCAAATTTCAGAACTAGATCTTGAATGTGGGAATCACCGAATGCTGACGCTATTCCTGTAAGTCGTTTAGCTGCTTCTGGTCCTAATCTCGCTGATGCTACCCAGGCTTCGTTTGATTTAGATAGAACTCTAATATTTTCTTGTAATTTACTAACCGATTGACCCGTAAATAGGGATAATTTTGTCACCTGTCTACCAAATCGTTCAGCATCGTCTGTTAATTGCTTTGCTGACTTATTTCTAAGATCAGTGTAATTGCTCTCAGATTCGAGCATTGTTCCAATAAGTTGAGCTTGTTGTTCTGAGCTATAGCCAAGTGCTGTTAGTCCTTGTCTAGAGAGTTTAAGTGTTTGAACAAACTTATTAACACCAACTGCATTAATAGATGATGAAAATTGTTCAACTACCTTCTGAAATGTTTCTAAACGAAGGCCTGTATCTACAACAATCTGTTGTAGAGTTGCTAAACTAGATGTTCCTGCCTTCTGACCATCTGCTAAATTTACACCTGATTTAAATAAATCATTTGATGTTGTAAAATATTGTACCTGAGATTTTAATATTGCGTCGCCGGCACCTTTTAATTTCACAAGCACCTGTGCCCATAATTGACCAGAGGCTGACGTTTTCTTATCTAGGGCTAGGGCCAATTCATCTGAATCTTTTTTGGATTTTGCTTGCTTTTTAGCCTTGTTTGCATCTTCAACTTGTTTGGCTATTGATTTTGAGAGTTTAGCTAACTCCTTATTTGTATCTTCAACATCTTTCTTTGAAAGTCCGCCACTAGAACCACCGCCGGCAGAAGTTTTAAGTAATTGTGCAAATGTCTTAGATTGTACACCTAATATCTTATTGAGAGTATTCTCGATCGCTAAGGCAGTTTCTTCTGAAGCCCATTCTGGTAGTTCCCCAAAAGCTTTTTCAAAAGCTCCATCAGCAACGCCAGAAATAAAAGTAGTATCAGCCATAAGAAGTCTATGTTAAATCCCGTGATAAATAAGTGAAAGAGTAATCAATACTATTTATCAAAACATTTTCAGAGGTATAATATGGAATCAACCACACAACAGAATAATCCGTTAAAGCAATATTTTAGACAGATCAAAATGTATCTAAAATTACCTAGTGGCGGCAATTATTACAAACCAGGTGTTATTGAATTAAACGAAAAGGGTGAAGTTGGTATCTTACCTATGACTGGTAAAGATGAACTTGTCTTAAAGAATCCTGATGCTTTATTAAATGGTGAAGCATTAATTGAGGTAATGTTGAGTTGTATTCCTGCGTTAAAACAACCGCGTGCCTTGCTAACAAACGATATTGATGTTTTAATCACAGCAATTCGTTATGCAACATATAATGATTCATTGGAAACAAATCTTAGGTGTCCAAAATGTACACAAGAAAATACGTTTAAATTAGATCTCCAATACGCATTAGACAACATGTCCGAACTTGATTTAGAATATGTTATAAATTTAGACTCTGGATTATCAGTGTTTGTAAGACCGTATTTGTTTCCAGATTTGCTAAAGGGATTACATGCTCAGTTTGAACAAACAAAATTAGCACGGGCAGTAGAAAATGAATCACTAACCGATGAACAACGATCTGCAATCTTTGTGAAAGGATTTAAAGAAGTTGCTATTACAAAGTTTGACTTAATAACCTCTAGTATTGTTAAAGTGGTTGATGAGGACAATAATGTAGATGTAGCAGATTCGAAATATATTAAAGATTTCCTACAAAATATTGATAAGAAGAGCCTTGATAGTATAAATGACCTAATCATTAAGATTAATGAAATTGGAATCAAAAGGACATTTACAGCTAAATGTGAAAAATGTGAACATCAATGGGAGAGTGAGATTGATTTCAATCCTGTAAATTTTTCATAAGGTCACTGATATTCTTGCCACCTGAGCAATTAGGTGACCTTATTCAATCATACACCAGGGATTCATATGCTCTTAGAGAGCAGATTGTAGAAATTGCCTTGCATATGTCTGGAGGGATTGAATGGAATAATTTATGGGGTGCAAGCTTTGAAGATAGAGAAATTATGATTAAGGTGATTAACAAGAAATTAAAATCACAGAATCCTAACGCCAAGGAATACATGTAAGAGGTATATTATGCACAGAAAAACAGACACGCAAGAATTCGACATCCCTAAGGATGATATTGAATGCTGGGACCGTTATCCTAAACATCGTTGGGTTTATGAACTATCGAGATTACTTGATGTTCAGAACATTAAATGGAGTCCATTCTCTGTAGATGCATTACCAGATAGAGAATTGAGCATTGACTTAATATCTAACAAGATGTTAGTACGTCAACCGGGCTACATTTACATGAAAAAAGCAGAAGGGCGTCACATACTAACAGAGATGTATATCACTAAGGGTGAGGTTAAACTTATGAGGCATATTGATCCTGAATCACATAAGGAACTAAGTAGTCTCATCGGAGAAGTAGAACTACGCCTTAGCGCATTTACAACACTATATTTCCAGAAGTTCACTGGAGTCGTGGGTGTCGAAACATTCTCTAACGAAATATATAGAATGCAATTGCGTCCATATGTCGACATTAGCTCAGAAACAAATCAAGAAGTTATCAAACTTGCTAAACGCATTTACAAGAAGTTAGATACTACTATCGGTCTTTCAGACCGGGTCATTCACGAAACACTCGCTTCGTAAACTCCGCTTCGTCTTTCGTTCAGACCACATCGCTTCGCTCTTCTATAGTAATTAAATAGTGATTGATTAATTTGACAGCGGAGTCAGACCAAGGGTATCCAAAACCTTTGGATAGGAAATACTTGACAGCATCACCAGACTCTGAACCGAAATATTCTTGTAGTGTTGGATTGATTATATCAACTACACGCGATTAAGCGTTTCGGAAGGGGGACTTTCGTCCTCGCCGCATTTGTAATTATTCTTCAGTGGCTAATTACGCGACCAGCAAGCCATACCCTGTTTTCACATACTTGCTGCAAACTTTTAGATCATCTTACTAACGACAATGGTCGTTTTCTTATGTTCCTGCCATTGCACACTCAATGGACATTGGCTGTTGCTCTCCATTCCGAAAGACACGCCAGCGAAAAATTAACTAGGCTCGCTAACCCTGTATTGTGTTTATTAAAAGTGTGCTTTAGTTGGAAAAATTTGCTTGAACGATTCACATCGTTAAGCTATTTTAGCCTCTCTACACACTTATGATTCACAATTTTGATATAGGTTAAAATTGCCTGTTTAGGTCGGTGACAAAGGCTCGCATTTCATCAATTCTACGTAGCCAACCATTTAGAAAACGTGCCTGATTTGGTTTGTTTGTTACAATGTCTCTGTAAAATTGTTCCCTTAGATCACATATTTTATTGCATATTTCAATAGGATCTTTTGAATTTACTGCTGTTAACGTAGCTACCCCAACGATACCATCAGCGACTGCACCAACAGATGTTTGGAGGAATTTCTTTGCCCTGCCAACACCATGATTCACACATCCGTCAAAATGTAAAACTGCAACCCGGCCGGACAATTTTTCACACGCACCGGTAACCCAGTATCTATCATAGTAAACGGCCTTTGCTTGTGCCCATGTTAAGTTTGTAATGTCTAAGTCTGGATTAGCATTGAATGCAACACCAAATTTTGTTTCTCCGCCACGGTCTAAAGGATCATCGACATAGCCAACTGCCTTTCTTTGGGCAGCGGTATCAATTAGCCCTGCTTCTACTTCCGGAGTAAGTTTCCAGAACCCGCCTACTTCATATAACATTGCGTGATCAACCGCTGCTTCGTATGCCTGTGAATACATAATATCTCCTTTATTTTAACTATTTATAATTCTGGATAAATAGTATAAACTGGGGATATAATGCCATCAAAATCAAAAGCTAAAGGAAATAGTTGGGAATTAGAAGTAGCAAAATTTCTAACTGAAACCTATGGGTCTACGTTCTTAAGAGTGCCAAGCAGTGGAGCATTTGTGGGCGGTAAAAACACTCATCGAAAATCATCGTTAGATGCCGGGCAACTTGCTAGTAAAAAGGGTGACATTCATCCACCGCAAGAGTGGACTCACTTCAATTTAGAATGTAAGAGCTATGCAGATTTTCCATTCCATCAACTTTGGTATGCGGATGTGAAAATCCTCGACTCCTGGATTGCACAGCAAAAGGATGTCGAGGATGAGGGTGATTTAAATCTAATATTGATTAAGATTAGTCGGAAAGGGCAATGGGTTGTGTTTCCTCAAAATCTAGGTTTTGTTGCAGATCGCTCACTTCAATATAAGGGATGGATGTTTGTTGAGTGGGATCAATTTTGGTTGGTTGAACAGAATCGAGAGTTAGTAAAGAGGTATTCTCAAGAATCTGTTGCATTAACAATTTAGTAGTTAATTCTTTCTTATATTTTCTAGAAATATTATCTGGCCATTTATCAGAGATATATTCTATCTTCAATGATGGTGAATTAATCCAGTCCTGATAAGAATATCTAGGTGCAGTTTTTGTAGAACCCCTAAAGTATTTTTCTATTCTATCTATGGCAGGGCAATCAATAAGTTCAAATGTGACCAGTCCAAGCATTCTACCATCATAAAACATTCCATGAGCAATCATCGGACTGGCATCTCTTAACTTTATAAAGCTTGCCTCGTCATCTATTGTAGAAAAAACACCAGTTCCTGTAATCTGTCCTGATTGAGTTTTTCTGTCCTGATTGTTTGTTGTATATTGCTCGGCCTTTATTTCATAGCATCTGGTAGTTATTGGATGCGTTGCATCAAAGCTAGTAATACCGTTTGTTGTACTATGCATTTTGGTGTTGTGAACTAACCCAAGTTTCCTTGCAATAAGAGCTTCTCGAATTAAAACATTTGACTTTTTATCCGACAATATAGATAATATTAGCTGTCGGTGTCGTGGACCTTCGGTTAGGTTTATAAACTTTTCATCATCCCACATCATGAATTGATATAGCGCACTCATATCCTCTTCTGTAAACATAAAACCCTTTTTGTTGTTATTGAAGTTCTATTATAACTAGATGTCCTATTGAATTGCAAGAGCATCATTGCTCTCGATTGAGGTAAATCCACCTTCCTTGATCACCTTTAATACATCAGATACTCTTCCGGTAAGTTCCTCTCTGTGACTAATCAGGAAAATGTTTCTCTTATTCTCGCGACCCATCTTCTTTAATATAGCTAGCGAAGCTTCAACTCCTGCTGTATCTAATCCCTGATCTAATAATTCATCCACGAACAATAAATTAATCTTGTCGTTCATGCTCTCAAAGACATCTCTGAAGCTCCAGCTCAATGATAAAATAAGCCTTGTTCTTTCTCCACGCGAAAGATTATCAAAGTCGAATTCTTTTCCATACATCTGAATTTCTACTTCGAGGTCGCTTTTAAATTTAACAGAATGGGGCAATCCAATGTCAGCGAGATAATGAGCAAGCCTGTGATTTAGGAATGCTAAGTTTTGATCAATAATTTTCTTGCGGATGAAGCTATCTTTATTAGTTAGGAGTTTATTTAAGAACTCCTGATGATCACGCAATTTCACCAATGTATTTAATTTAATAAAATCAATTTCTTGTAAGCCATCTTTACGCAAAGCCTCAATCTGATCTACAAACGGATTTGAAGATTCTAATTCGATACTTAGATTGTTGCCTAATGTATCCAACGTTGATTTATGATTGTATGCCTCATCAATTGTATCATAATATGTTGTAGGCAATGCCGGAATAATAGATGCTACAGATTCGGTGAGAGTTTTAACCTCGTCTCGTTTTGACGATTTTTCAGTCAATCTCTTAAGTGCATCAGTGTGATCTATAAGATCCTCGTCGTGCAGTTTTTTATGTGTCTCTGCATCCATTAGTTGATTACATTTAGGACAAATATCTGCAGAATAACTATTTAGGTTTTTCTCTAAACGTATCTTTATTCTTGTAATCTCGGTAACTTCTTTATCTAAGCCACTAAGTTCTTTTGCCAGAGATCTATATTCAGCCGTCAAGTCTTCAATTTCTTTCTTAGACTTATGTAATGCAATTTCAGAATCAATGTCTACGTTGAGAAGTTCCATAATAGACTTCTGGAGTTTTTCTATTTTTTGTTTCCGCGTGCGATCCCACGTCGACGACTTTGTTTCCAATGTCGAAATATTCGCTTCAATTCTCTTATTTGCTTCTGTTGCGGCCGATATGCGGAACTCTTCTTCCTTGATCTCATCTCTTGTAACCTTAGATTCTTCTTTAAGCTTATCTGCCTTTTCTGAAAGCTTGGTTATTCCAAGCAGTTGTTCTATAATAGCCCGTTGATCGTTTGTGCGTAATGCAAGAAATGGTTCAACATAGGTGTTTAATGCAACCACGTGCTTAAACATATCATGTGAAATGCCTATAATACGTTCAATCTCAAGTTGCGTAAAACGCCCTTCGCCTTGTGATTCGTCTTCTCCTGTATCCTTTTCAACCCCATCTTTAATGAACTTAAAAATGCCCGGCTTGCGACCACGTTCAATAGTATAATCAATTCCGTTAACCTCAAAGGTTAATGTGACCAACATATTTTTCATGTTGGTTTTGTTGATTAGGTTATCTTTCTTAATGTTTGTTAGAGCAGACCCAAAGAGAGCATAGCTAAGTGCATTTACAATAGTAGACTTACCTACACCGTTTCTATTATCATTTCCGCCAAGGTCGAGATTTTCACCCAAGACAAGAACCAGATCGTTGCTACTAAAATTTATTGACTGAGTAACATTTCCAATACTCATGAAATTTTTTATTGTTAATCCGTTTAGATTCAACATGTATTAGAGCCCATTGTAAATTTCGACAAGCAATTTTGTCTCAAAGGAATCACTTTCGATATTAGTTAATTGTTCAATGACTATCTGATCGACCGTCTTGAATGTTATATCTCCAGCATAATCTTTTGATAACTCATCATCTTGATTCTTAACAAGTTTGAATTCTCGAACATTATACTGAGATAAGAAAGTTTCTCTTAAGAAACTAGCTTCTTCATATGTGATATCAGCATCTAATATCACTTGAAGATATGTCTTTGGTTTTAGATAAATGTCTGGATTTTCTAAAAGTGCAGTAAGGTTGATACTAATAAATCGTGGCCCATCTGTGTAATCTAAAAACACAGGCTCCTTATCCCACTCTAAGAACATCCCACCGCGTTCAAAGTCCCACACGTCTGAATAATTATGTCCAAAGGGATTGCCAACATAATTAACTTTACCCTTTGTCTGACGTTTATGAAAGTGTCCAGAGAAGACATATTCCTGTTGCTCAAAATGTGTGGCATTAAGTGTCCCATGATCGGGCATCTCTATCATGGCATTCATTTTGAAGCCGGGTAGTTCCAAATGCCCAAATAGATATTTTGATTTTATGGAAGTATATTCTTTCCACTCATCTTCAATTAGCCACGGAATTAGAGCAACATCACCCTTAACTATAGGAGCATCAACTAATACAATATTAGGAAACTCACTACCTACAACCATAGAATGTATGTCACGCTTTTCTCTATAGAAGAGATCGTGATTTCCTACCATGATGTAGCTTGTTTTAAAAGCAGCGTTAAGTTTCCTTAACGCTTGCATAGTGTAATCAAGGGTCAAAATATTAATATTTGACCTATGGTGGTGCCAATCACCCATAAAGATACAGGTTTCGGCGCCATACTTACGTGCTTCCTTTATTAACCAATCAAGAAAATCTAAGCAATCCTGATTATGTTCTTTTGAATTATGACGTAAACCGAAATGAATATCTGTAAAGACTACACATTTATCAAATAAATTAATGCTCATCTTTTGCTGAATCCTGTGCATCTTCTCTTAGTCTACGAATCTCTTCTTCTACTGCTAACTGGCGTGAGAAGCTCGGGCTTGCACCGCTATCAATTAACAAGTCATCGCGAAGATCTTGATTCTTCTTTTCTAAGTTAAGAACACGGGTAAAGCTGTTTGAAACGCTAGCAGTGTAATACGAGAACGGATTGTCAGATTTATATTCATCAAATTGCAATCCCATCTGTGCAAGTTGCAATAACGCCTGTCCCTTCATTTCATCAAGGTATGTATAACCTCGCCAATTGCCTCGTTGTGCATATTTGTTTACCATTAGGATGAACATCTTAGCAAGCTTGTTTGTAATGGAGCCACGTTCAAGATTGAATTTACCATTCTTTGAATGTGATCGGCCAACTTCTTTCTCGACACCATTATCAATAATAAAATGCTTGAAGGGGTAGAAGTTCAACTTCATATAACTATCAGCTTCACTCTTAGGATTTTTCTTACGGCCCGGCGCAAGTGGAATATGATCAAATCCTAAAACACGAAATACCAAGTCATCAACTGAAAGTGTGTCTGGTTTAATCTTAAATTCTGCAAGTCTTGGCTTATCAGCCTTTGAAACGTTTGGCTTAGCAAGCAATGCGGCTTCATATGCTGTGGCTGCGATTCTTGCTGCACGAGCAATCTTTGCTTTTTCTTGTACTTCGGGTAGAAAAATTTCAGCAACACTTTCAACAATTACATCATAGTCGCTGTACTTTGGATTAATGTATTCGCAGAAGGAATTCTTACTACGGTGAATTTCCTTAAGCATGTCTTTATTGTTTAGGTAGTTAATCTTTTTAACGGGTGCTATAACAACAATTTCGGGTGCTACATTACCTTCGTCGTCTTCTATTAGCATTTCTTCGTTTAGGTCTGGGGACATTAATGTCTTCTCCTTTAGGGTTTCGTAAAGTGTAACACACTTAAAGCATTTCGTCAACAGTATCAGTATAAAAGTACCACTTTATGGTCATGATAAATAAGAAGATAGGAGAACTTCTAATGTCGGATCAAAGAGCACGCTTACAACCAAAGGATATTGCCAAGGCACAATCTATTCTAGGACCTCATTCTACAGATAATCTTCTCTATCCATTATATTCTACAAATGGTGTTCTTTTTCCATATACCCCATCGGTTACAACAGGTTCCGTAAGTGAGTACGATCCAACACCCTTCATCCATTCAAATTACAATTACAATGCGTATGTTAGATCTTATCCAAAGCCAATAGGCATCACAGCTGAATTTACAGCACAGTCAAACGATGAAGCATTGTATTTATTAGCGGTTATCCACTTCTTCCGGTCCGTTACGAAAACTTATTTTGGTGTTAATCCATACAATAAAGCTGGTACACCACCGCCTACATTAGTTTTTAGTTACTTAGGTGAGTATCAATTTAATAATGTTCCTGTTATTATAAAAAGTTTTGATTATACACTTGCTGCGAATATTGATTATGTTGCAGTGGATACAACCGGAACAAAATCTATATATTCCGAAAATATCGGAACTACCTTACCCGCAGCGAATTATAAAGGTTTCACATGGGTTCCAACACATGTATCAGTTAGTTTGGAATTAGAAACTCAGTATATTCCAATTAAACTTAGAAACCAATTTAATCTCGACGAATTTAGATCAGGTAAACTTGTTAATAATGGATATATTTAATGGCAGCAAATTCAAAAGATTCTAGTCAATACCTTTTAACTCCTATTAAGGATTGGTATCTTGACCTATGGGTTCCGAGAACCATACCTAAGAGTGACTTTGACAAAATTATAATCATACCACCCGAATTCAATCAACGCCCCGACCTAATGAGTAATCAAGAATACGGAACACCTCGCCTATGGTGGGTGTTCTGTATGAGAAACCCAGATCTTATTATTGATCCAATTAATGATTTTGTTGCGGGATTAGAAATTTTTGTACCTGTTAATATTCTAAAACAATAATTATGGCTGATAAATCATTTATGGCCCCAGAGGTCAAAATACATGCTATAAATCAATCCGGTATTCCCACACAAGGTAATCCGGGCGTAAGTGCTATTTCTAAAAAACCTCAGCCACAACCACGACTTGAGGATGTTGCTGTAGCACCACGCATTATTAATAATGTTGAATTTGAAAGATCATATAATAATTATGGAAACGAAGGCGATAATCACAAGACTGTTGTTTCATCTACACCCACTCAGACCGATATTCCTCGACTTAATGTAGATTTTCTACCTAATATTCTAGATCAATATGATGCTGTCACTTACCATTGGAAATTTTTTATGGTTACCCCCGAAGCATCGAGTAGCGGAAAAATCTTCAATACAACAAATCAGATAATTATTGCAGAATCAGCAGTTACTGATTTCACTATAGATAATGTTGTTATCGACTCACAAGGAACACCAAGTGCCGATGGTGGCACTGGCCTGTCAACAAATATAAGATTTGAAATAATCGAACCTGCTGGAGCCGCGCTCCTTGATAAGATATATCTTCAATCACTGGCATTAGGTATAGGTAATTGGTCAGTAGTACCTTATTATATGCAATTGCAATTCAAGGCTCGTTCTCCGGAAACATCTGAGGCAGAAAATGGATCACCGGGCGAACTATCTAGTCTAAAATGGGTATGGTCATTAGTCTTAACTGATATTAAGGCCAATGTAACTACTGCAGGAACAAAATACGAAGTTACTGCACAGATTACCAATGACTTAGCATTAAGCAATGCGTATGCCTCGTTACCAAATACAACCGTACTACGTGATCTCTCTAATTTTGAAGATGCAATGAAAAAATTACAAGATGCATTAAATGGTGATCAGATCTATAGATTAATTGGTGCTGCAAGCATACCGGATTCTTATAAAATTGTCGTCGATCCGGATCTTGCAAGGTATGAAATAACACCATCTACCCATAATACCGACTCGGTTAGAAACGATAGCACTGTAAATATTGATGGAAAGAAGAACGGCACATTTCCACAAGGAACAGGGATTGATAAGATTATTGACAGTATTTTATCGCAGACCGAGCAAGGTCAGATACGCATAAGTAATTCTTCCACCCCGGGTGGCAATGGTAAATCTATGAATGCTGAAATAAGTCAGATGAAGAAATTCTGGAGAATTATCACAGAGACTCGTTTATTGAAGTACGATCCATATCAAAATGCCTATGCACATGAATTTACATATTTTATCATACAATATGATATTGGTATACTCGATGTTAATACATCGCAGGATTCTGCCGGAAGTTCAACGATTAATGCAGAGCGTAAAAGACTTAATACCTATATTGAAAATAATATTCTTAAGAAAAAATATAATTATATTTTTTCTGGATTAAATGACCAAGTTATAAATCTTGATATAAAAATTAATAGTGCAATGGCATCATCGGTTGGCAGAATGGGCGGCATTTATGATAATGCAGCCGAGATAGATAAGGGTATGGTAAATCAGACCAAGTCAGATAACGCAGCGCGCCTTGCTGAACAATTAAAATCAACAATTTCTTTTCTAAATACAGCATCAAAGGGAGAAGTTGATGCCGATGAAGGAATAAGAGTTAGTTCCACTCGCCAGGAGATTGCTACTGCTGATTTACCACCCAATGTTAAAGAGAGATATATTGCAATTCTTGAGAATGCTAAACCAGAAAATAGATTAAACTTTGTAAAAGAACGACAAGGGCTCGGGCAAGACACTGATGGAAGATTGACAGAAGCAACATCACGTGCGCGAATTCTTGCAACACCGGTAATAAATAAAATTACCAATCAACAATTCAATTTTCTCTCTGATATAAACACAAGCCGTCAGAATGTACTAATTGAAGAAGCAAAGACCTATTTAGAAATTAAAGGTAAACTACGACCTATGGCTCGACGCGATAATATGCAATCTCGTCAGACCGGTACAGGGGTTGAATCAAGTAGCAATTCCGGAATTCAGAAATTATCAAATGCATTTTCTCAAGCAATGCATAGCTCATTAGATGTTTCTTTTGCGCATATTACTCTAAGCATAAAGGGCGACCCGTTCTGGTTATTCCCTCAGCCGGTTGCAGAGGGCGACGAAAAATTATTCTTCACATTAGAGGAAGATAAAGCTAAAGCCATTGACTTTATTAAGAAAGCTCATACAAAAATGAAAAATGCTGTCAATCTAAGAGGAACAGATAATTTTCTTATGCTTAGGTTTAGGACACCGCGTGTGTTCGACATTAATAACGAGGCCGGGGACGACACAAGTGCCTTCCAGGAAGTTGAAATGCTTAGTGGTATATTTAAAGTAACAAATATAAAAAGTAAATTTGAAATGGGGAAATTCCATCAAGAATTATCATGCCTAATGGATTACAATATTAATATATCACAATTTATGGATGAACTTGAACCTGCTGCTGTAAAGCCAGATGTTCCAACAAATCCAAAAGAATTAATTGGTAAAAGTAGACTGTCCGATATCTCGACAGGCCAACGAATACTCGGAAAGATAGATATACCGGGCGTCGAAAGCCAATTTAGTACAAATAGGGTAGTTAATCCATTAAGCGGCATTGGTACTAAAGTTAGTTCGAATATTCCCACTGAAATTCCAAATTCACTCCCCGGCCTACCACCCACTTTTGGATAAAAATGCCATACATTGATACAAATACAAGAACAAATTCCCCCATATCTGGTGGCCGGCAACAACCGTTGGGTAGAGCACCTTTACTTAGTGGTGTATATGTCGGTTTTGTTAAAGATGTGACAGATGTTCAGAGAAATGGAAGACTTCGTGTATGGATTCCAGAACTTGGCGCTGCGCCAAACGAGGAATCTGGTTGGATGGTTGTAAGCTATTGTTCTCCGTTTGCCGGAGCAACAAATGTTAATACAACCAGTAAATCTAATATTCAGGACTTCGATGGAACTCAAACATCGTATGGTATGTGGATGATTCCCCCCGATATAAACAATCAGGTGTTGGTGATGTTTGCTAATGGTGATGCTGCCCGGGGATTTTGGATCGGATGTCTATATAATCAGTTTATGAATAATATGGTTCCCGGTATGGCGGCCGATGAGAATAATTATCAATATCAGGGAAAGATTATTCCTGTAGCAGAATATAATAAATGGGACACAAAGATAACACAGCCAGATAAGGCAACCAAACCCTATGAAAAAACAAAGTTTAAGGGACTGGGAAACCAGGGATTAATTACCGATCAGGGAAGAGGTATTACTACCTCAAGTGCTCGCCGCGAATCTCCTAGTACGGTTTTTGGAATTCTAACACCCGGGCCTGTTATCGACTCTGCTGCGTCTCCTGCTAATATTAGAAGAAAGGGTGGTTCTTCCTTTATTATGGATGATGAGACTGGATCTGAATATGTTCAATTGACAACTAAGTCTGGTGCGCAGGTTAAGTTAGATGAGACCAACGGTTTCGTATATCTAATAAATCGAGACGGTACTGCCTGGGTGCAAATGGATCAGAAGGGTAATATAGATATTTTTGGTGCAACAAATATTTCAATGCGTGCTCAGAAAGACATTAACCTACGTGCAGATAGAAACATCAATATTGAAGCAGGTCAAAATATCTATATGAAAGCTGCTAAAGATACAACTACTTCTACCACAACATTCACATACGATATTAATAATGTCCCTAATACACAAACTATTCCATTATACAAATATGTAGGAGAAGGAGCCGGTGAGGGCGGTAATATTGTAGTACAAGCACTCAATAACATGCACACAACTGTTCATAAAGATTCTTTTCAAACTGTAAAGAATAATTCAAATATAGATGTGCTGAAAGATTTCTTTATAACTGTCGGCAAAGATAATATTGTTCTGATTGAAAACAATTATGCGCTTACTACCTCTGGAAAACAAGACTATAAGTCGGCCGGTGATATTCATATACAAACAGATGCAGAGTATAATTTGAAAACCGGAACTAAGGTTCTAGTTAACGCCGGTACTAGTATTAATTTGAAGGCTGATACAAATATTCTTTCACAGGCTAAATTCTTTGATATCACAGCCAAGTCGAGAATTACAGGTGGTGTTGAGATAAATTCAACTCTTAAAGTTACGGCAGGTTCTTTCTTGGGAGGTGCTGTGCAACTTGGTGGTTCAGTCCCAACTGATAAACCTATTTCACCCACAGATGCAAGTGCTGCATCAAAGGCAACTAAATCAACACCAGCAGAAATTAAACAAAAAGTTGAGAAGATTAATATTCTTGCAACCTGGTCTGATCCAGAATCTAAATTTAAAAGAAATTCAGAATCATTACAGACAACGGTTAGCATATTACCAACATACGAGCCGTGCCCAGAACATGAAAATTTCTCATTCAAGTCGATTTCTGGGTATACACCTACGCAAACAGACGGTGCGAAAACATATGCAGGTTCTGGCGGCGCAGGTAGTGAGGCCACTGCAACACCGCCGACTGATACAACACCTGGTGCAAATAATACAGATATACCGCCAACACCAGCAAACGAAAGTGCAGTTTCAAAGAATTTTAATCTAGATGCATATCAATGCCAGTTAAAAATCCACGAAGGGGTTAAGTATGTTTCATATCTCGACAGCATTGGATTACCAACTGCCGGAATTGGACATCTATTAAGATCAAATGAAGTAACAAAATTCCCTGTTCCTACAGTTGTTTCTAAAGAACAGGTAGATCAGTGGTTCCAACAGGATGCTCCAATCTCTATATCAGGGGCTCAACGCTTATTGGGTATTGATACCTGGGGAGAACTAACAGATATCAGGAAACGTGCCTGTGCTGACCTATGCTATAATATGGGAGAAGGAAGACTCTCAAAGTTTGTAAGATTTATAGCTGCAATGAAGGCAGGAAATTATAATGCCGCAGGAGATTCACTAAGGCAATCAAAGTGGTTTACACAAGTAGGCCGTCGTGGCCCAAATATCATCACAATGATCGTCAATGATGTTGATCCAAACAGATGTGATCAGAAATTTCCGCCCGCTTAATATAGTCCCAGTTAATTCTCTTGATAAATAACAGAAAGAGAATTATATGGCATCAAATCAGAAAGGTTTAGTTCAACCAAAACGCATTAACAGGAAGCCCTACTTTGTTGGATTCAACACTGTGGGACAGCCTTCCCCTCCCTATAACCTCAATAATATTGAATTGGTAAAAAGGGACATTGAAAATACGTTTGCCACTCCACTTGGGTCAAGGGTAATGTTACCTAACTTTGGCACAAGAATTTATAATTACTTATTTGATCCGTTTGATGAATACACAAAGAGTGCAATTATAGCAGATGCTGTTAATGTCATCCAATCTGACCCAAGAGTAGAACTTGTATCAATTGATGCATTTCAGGAAGACCAGGCTTTAAATGTTGTCATGGTTTTATTATTTAAACCCGAATCAATAACTGATAACCTATTTGTTATTTTTTCACTTAAAGATAGAGAGACCTCCTAATGTCAGAATCAATTCGCCAGAGCAACCTCTTCGCAGCAGAAGACTATAAAAAGGTCTTTAAAGCTTTCCAATTCATTGATTATACTGCTTATGACTTCGATACTCTAAAGCAGGCCCTAATCAATTATATTCAGACTTACTATCCAGAAGATTTCAACGACTATATTGAGAGTTCTGAATTTATTGCAATTATTGAATTGCTTGCATATTTTGGTACAAGTCTTGCATTTAGAACCGATCTTAATAGTCGTGAAAACTTTATTGATACTGCGGAGCGTCGTGAAAGTATTATCCGTCTTGCTAAGATGGTTAACTATGTTCCACGCAGAAATATTCCAGCAAGCGGGTTGTTTAAGATTGCCGCAGTGCAAACCAATCAACCGCTAACAGATGCAAACGGCGTAAACATCAATGACACAGCGATCTTCTGGAATGATCCAAACAATCCAGATTGGTTCGATCAATTTGTACAAGTTTGCAATGCCGCATTTAGTACACTTAACCCGTTTGGCCGCCCAACAAAGAGTGGCACAATTGGGTCAATTCCAACTGATTTATACCAGCTAAACAGCATTCCACGTCTAAATGTTACATATCCTACATCTGTTACAGTTAGTGGACAAGAATACCCAATTGATGTTTGCAATCCAGATTTTGTCACCAATGAAACAATCTTCGAACGTGATCCTGATCCTGCTAATGCATTTAATTTCATTTACAGAAACGATAGCTTAGGCGTAGCATCTGATAATACTGGATTCTTCTTATATTTCAAGCAGGGCAATCTATTAAACATTGATACCAATTTCGAATTTCCTGTACCTAATCGTGTATTTCCTATTGATATTCAAAATATCAACCAAGACGACGTGTATGCCCAAGAAACTGATAGCAACGGTACCGTTATTAACAAATGGGTAAAGGTTCCTGCATTATCTGGTGAGAATATTATCTATAACAGTATTCAGTTTGCAGAAAGAAATATATTTGATGTAATTTCCGGCGCCAATAATACCGTATCGGTACGCTTTGCTGATGGCAATTTTGGTAATGTACCAACTGGATTATTTAGATTTTGGATACGTGTAAGTGCAAATCAAGCCCTTGTAATTCGTCCCGATGATGCACAAGGATTACAAATCAATATTCCATATATTGGATTTGATCAACAGGAATATGTATTACGTATTGTTTTCAATCTTGAACAAACAATCGGTAATGCTGCGCCTGCTGAAACAGATGAGCAGATTCGTCTTCGTGCCCCAGAAGTATTCTCAACACAATCAAGAATGGTTAATGGTAGTGACTACAATGTATTACCCCTTGTGTTTGGAAATCAGATTGCTAAAATTCAGGCAATTGACAGAACATACAGTGGACAAAGCCGTTACATTGATTTAAATGATCCAACTGGATTTCACAGGGACTTAATTATATTTGGTCAAGATGGGGCATTATACAGAGATAATCAAAATGTATTAGTTGAAGTAATTGAAGACTCATCTAATGCCGGTAATATTGAAAATATTCTAATTAACACAATTCAAGAGATGCTTAGAGATCCGCAGGTATCTGAATTTTTCTATGATGAATATCTTCCACAATTCGAAAATACAATTAGAGTTAATCCCTCTATAACGCAACCCACTGGTAGGTCATTATTAGATCTTGTTCCAACATCAACTGATCCAAGTCTTCCTTTATTTTGGAAAACTAGTCCTCAGAAATTTAAGAATGACACTGGGTTTTTTACAACCACTACACTATCGACTACCGCTGTAGGCTTAGTAAATACACTCACTAATGTTAATGCTGTAGGCAACGTTTATCAGCCTTGGGAATTTATTACATCCGGCTCAGTTCTAGAATTTGTAAATCCTGCAATTCCATCTACACTAAATTCAACATCAGTTAGAAGTGTCATTCAAAACGGAATTCCGTTAATTATTAACCCACTAAACCCATATGCTAATATCGGTCCAGTTGAATTAGGCGTAGAAGAACAACTTAATTATCAGGCTGTCAAGGTATTTCCTATTTTTAGAAACGATTTAAACACTACGGAAATTGCCGAAATTGTTGTAGCAATTGACAACGGAATTTCATTCTGGCTTTATTATGATCTATTAACAGATGAATGGCATACATCTACTGCCGCAACACCGGGATTAACAAATCAAGCAGATCAGCCGTGGATATATGCACCGCCTATTGATGACGGATTACCAACAGAAGAAATTTATTCAGATTGGGCACCTTATGCTGCTAGTGGATTATTATATGTAAGCATTGCAAGCAATAATGAACTCGGTATCACAACATTTGATCTAACTGCTCGTGGTCGTGTATATGTTTTTGAATCTTATAGAGATGTTCGTTTCTTCTGGGAACCAGGACAAGTTGTTATTGATAACTCAACAGGATTGGCATTAGAGGACACTATTGAGATTATGCCTTTTGTTAATACAAACAGTTCAATTGATAATAATCTACCACCATCACCTATTCCAAACCCACAAGACGCATTCTTAAGAAAACAGGTACCATTTAATATTACAGGCGTGTTCACTCAGGCTGACGGTTATGTTGACACTTCAAAAGTCGAAGTATCATTAATTGATAATAATAATGATGGTATTGCTGATAATCCAGACGGGTTTAATCAGATTGTATCACCAGAAGATAGAATTGTTTTTGAATTTTATAATAACGAAGTTACAGGATATCAAAGCACACGACCATGGATTACAAATTGGTCAACAACTTTAGCAAATACAGCAACTGATCTATATGTTTATTTTCCTACAGATCTCACCACTTTTACCCAACTTTTTAGTCCGCCGTTTATTTCTACCATTCCGTTGCCGGGACCTTATTCTGGACCATTTGTAAACACCGGCCCGGGAAGTCAGTATGATCCTCCACCGGCAACAACAGTGTATATGGATAGCGCAGATTTAATTTTTGTGAATAACGTATCTCAATTATTATTTAATTCGATAGCACCTGCAACAAGATCCATTGCAAATCAGATAACTGCATTCTTCAATGGTCCTATACCATCACAGCTTGTATTCTTTCCGTGGCTAGCAGGCACTGCTGCTATTGTTGATAAATCAGATATCCTATCAACATATTTTGTAAATAAATCATTCTTAATTTCTGATATCAGTCCGCCGGGTTTTGGTGTATATTATTCTTTTGATACCGGAACATCAGCAGATTTAGTAACCTATCCTACAGGTCAAACATTTGTTGCATCAATTGACAAATATCACTATGATAAGAACGGAAAAGTATTTACACAGAATACAACAGTTGCAGAAGATGAGAGATTACCACTATACTTTAAGTGGAGTCATTATTCTCCGGTCGATCAACGTGTTGATCCATCGCCAACTAACATTATTGATATGGTTGTTATTACAGATAGCTTCTACAGAGATATGTTAATTTGGAAAAATAGTAATGGTAGTATTATTGCTATGCCAGAGCCGCCAACAACAGAAGAATTACGTATTCAATTTCAATCACTTGACCAATATAAAATGGTTAGTGATTCAATGATATGGAATTCGGGATCTTTTAAGATTCTGTTTGGACCGCAAGCCGTATCAGAATTACAGGCAACTATTAAGGTTGTAAAGGCACCATCAACGAGTATCAGTGATAACGAAGTTAAAACAAAAGTAATTCAAGCAATTGATACTTATTTCGATATTAGAAATTGGGACTTTGGTGAGAAATTTTTCTGGTCAGAATTGTCAGCATTTATTCACCAACAACTATCTAGAATTATTAGTTCTGTAGTTATTGTGCCAAATAGTGCTAATTCGCAGTTTGGTAATTTGTTTGAAATTGTAGCGAGTCCGACAGAATTATTCATGTCTACAGCAACAGTGAATAACGTACAGATTGTAGCAAATCTTACAGACCAGAATCTTCGCGTTTAAGTAGGTAGATAATTTCGTTGATAAATAGTAGGTAGATAATATCACCTACCATTTGGACCATACATGACTCAGTATATTAAGCGACTACCTACAGTTTTTCAAACTGTAACAGAAAAGAAATTCTTTGATGCAACCTTTGATCAGGTCTTTTCAAAGAAGGATAGCGACTTATTGGCCGGTTATCTCGGCAGACGCGATCCCGGTAGTTATAATCCTATTACTGATTTTTATTTGCCCGAACCATCAAAGAATAGAACTTGGTGGCAACTCGAACCTACTGCCTACGCACGTAATGCCGATACTACAAAATCAAATATATTCTTCTACGAAGATCTTCTTGAGAACATAGAATATTACGGTGGCAATACATTAAATCAAGATAGATTATTTGAGTCTGAATATTATAGTTTCGGCCCTCCTATTGATTATGATATGTTTATTAACTATCAAAATTATTATTGGATTGAACAAGGTCTTGCAGTCATTGATATTAGTGGTGTTCTAGCATCTGAGATTATCGGACAACCGTCCTTTACTACAGGTCCTTTAGACACTCCACCTAATTTCACATTATCAACAGGAATGACTATATCATTACTCGATGATCCAGATTATGTTGAACCACATGTTGTTGAAAACTTTGGTGGATGCGAAGGACTAGGTCTTGTACAAAAATTCCCAGATTTTACGGCTGGAACAATCTTCGAATTTCTACCGTGGGATGGAACTATTGAACTATCAACTGGTAGAATAATCAATAATGAATTTTGGGATGCTACTACATGGGAAGTTCAAGCCCAACCGGGTAATGGTGATTATATTACTATTGAGCGCGGCGCACTAGACAGAAATGCCTGGTCCAGAACCAATAAATGGTTTCATATTGACACAATCAATAAGACTGTTGCTATTACCAGTTCTGCGTTTCCGTCGAATGCTTCTAGAGCACTTCGTCCTATTATTCAGTTTGTTGCAAATATTCCACTTTACAAGTCTGGCACACAATTTAGAGAAACTATTAGTTATGGTTTCGGGACCGATCTTGCCGCGCAGCCAATAACTCGTGCCCAGTTCGAAGGCCAATCTATCGCATTATTAAATCTAACCTATAATATTGAATTAGCAGATGACGACTTGGTTTGCTGGTTCGATGATGTACTATCTAATAATTATATCTGGCGTCTTAACGACAATGCTGGTATAGCAAATTTTACAGAATATACTTCTGTAGCGACACCAGTGCTCGAAGGCGACATTGTGTTTATTGCCGAGGATGGTCCATATAATTCTGCACAAAGAGGTCAAACCTGGTATTACTCTGCGGGCAAATGGCAGGAAGTATTTAATGATAAAGTGTCAACCAATCAGGCGCCATTATTCCTATTATACGATCATAACAATGTCGAACTTGATGATACAATTACATATCCAGATAGCACATTTAGAGGTAGTAAGATTTTTTCTTATAAAGAAAATCGGGCACCGGGTGCAACTGTTGATCCTGTATTAAAATTTCCAATTGTCTATACTTCATTGGGACAATCAACAGACATCGTCTTCCAGAATAATCTAATTACCGATAGATACACCTACGGAACTGCATTAATCCCAATTGACGGATATTATTACTATAATGTAATTACCGGCCCTGTACTTTTCAATAACTGGAATCTATATGATATTTGCGATTGCGATAATATTGTAATACCGCCGCCAGCTAATTGTATTGAGTTAAGCAAACAAAGAGTTATTGATAAATTTGTTGTTGGCTTTGGGTCTGAATTTAGTTTTAGGCTAAGTGTTACTCCTTACGGTTATGAAACAGTTAATGGTGCAATACAACCGCTTGCAGATATTGTTGTATCTGTTAATGGATTAGAAGTTAAGAATGAAATTGGTGGATATGAATTTACTGAAATTAATAATCGTGTCTATATAGACCTGACAGCCTATCTAACTAATCTACTCTTGACAACACAAAGTCAACCACCTGTTGTTGAGGCACAAACTTATACTCACGGATTACTTGATCCTGCCGCTCCGGGATATTTTGAAATCCCTCAACAACTTGAGGCAAATCCAACGCAACTTGAAGTTTCAGAAATTAGCGGAAGTGACTTAATTCAGCAGTTCTCTTCTATCATTTCTAATCAAATTGGATTTACTGGTTCGTCATTTGGTGGAATTAACAATTACCGCGATTCTAGAAAAAATAGAAGCGTCGGCTCATATATTCTACAGAATCTTGCACCAGCCCTAAAATCAATGCTTGTATCATCAGAGGATGATCTAGATTTTATTAAAGGTGTTCGTTTTAGCTCTGATGAGTATACAAAATTTAAGAATAAATTCTTGACGCTGGCTCTGCAATTAATCAATCAGGGATTTAATCCAGTTCAATACTTTAATAATACAATCGATGTTACTGCGTGGGTTAGTGAAATCCTTAGAATACTTAATGTTTCTAGAGAATTCTCAAATGCGTTCGCGTATTCATTTATGGCTGCAGAAGGTACGCCATTTCTCTCAGAAAATAATATTATTATTCCACTTAGCGGTCTTGTAACACTTACCAATTATGTAGATTTGTCTAATCCTAGAAATGTTGTATATTTCTATGATATTACAACTGCAACTCAAAGAATTCTTACAGTTGGAACAGATTATAATATTGTGGGAACAAATTTAGCAATCGATGTTCAATTCAATACTACTACTGTACCACCGGGTAACATTGTCTATGCTGCCCTGTACCAAAATCCTGTCCCAACTTATATTCCATCAACCCCGACTAAAGTCGGCGCCTGGGGTGCATATACCCCTGTTATAGAACTCGATGCAACCTATGTTAATCCAACAAATGTTATTATTGGACATGATGGATCAAAGACCATCGCATATGGTGATTATAGAGACCAGCTTCTTCTTGATTTAGAAACAAGAATTTACAACTCCTTGCAGACAAAATTCCGTAGTGAATATTATATTCCGTTACGCCTTGAATCTGTAAAATCGGGTTTCTTTAGACAAACACGTTACACAAGAGACGAGTTCCTTGAAATTACAGAATCGTATCTAAACAAGTGGGCGGCCAAGAACAGGGCAAATTACAGAGTAAACGATTGGCCGTCAGCAAGTCTTACAGCACCGGCAGGTGAATTATGGAAGCTATATAATTATCGTCCGGCTGTAACACCAATGGTTTCGGCAACGGAGTTACCGGGTAACTGGAAGGGTATTTTTCAGTATTACTATGACACCTATTATCCAGATACCAGCCCCTGGGAGATGTTAGGTTTTAGCCAGAAACCGTCGTGGTGGGAATTTGAGTACGGTCTTCCAGTCCTAAACATTGCCGGCCAGGAGGTTTGGACTTCGCTTGCGGCCGGTAATAACATTATGTGGGCCGATTTAGAATTTGGAATTATACGTCAAGGTCCTACAGCTATTTTTGATCCTGTGACCTTGTTGCCACAAGAACAGCCTATGTGGGCAAGGCCGGGCCTATCATCGATTGTTCCTGTTGATATTTTTGGTGAAATTATTCCTATAATTACTCTGTTTGGTCTTCCATATTCTGGTAACCCATTCGCACCATTTGATCACTTCGATGATCCGTGGATTTATGGCGATGGTGGACCGGTAGAACAAGCCTGGATGTCGACCTCAGGATATGCATATAGCTCACAGGAATTCCTATATCTAATGAGACCGGGCCCTTTTGGTGAATTACTCTGGGACACACTTGGCACAGAATTATCACCGGGAATGATTACAGACCCATTATTATTACCGGGAATAGAACTTCCTGTGATGTCAAATATGAATTGGCAATATGTACAAAATGATACATTCTCTTATAATGATTCATTCTTTGCCTGGATGCGCCCAAAAAATAAGGATCAGATTGTACATGCTGAAATTGTTGATGGTATTACCGAAGTTAGATTCGGTTATCAAGTATGGATTAGTGACAGAATTCTATTCTTAGGTAAGAGCATTGCCGATACCTTTGGACAGAAGATTAGAACACTTGATGTAAATCTAGCAAATAAACTTGCAGGATTTATTAACAAGGATACAACCAATACATATATTTCATCTATTACTCCGGGTGCAAACACAAATACGCTAATTATTCCATCAACGAATTTTGATGTATTTTTACATAAAAGTCCGGTGGTTGATACCTATTCCTACAGCGGTGTTATCATCCGTGCATTAATTGATGGTACGTTTGTTGTCTATGGTTATGATTTATTGAATTCTGAATTTATTACACTAGATCGAACAACTAATAAACTTATCGATATTACAATTGGCGGCACACCTGTTGAATTTAGATATTTCGAAATAGGATCTACATATAGCCAGGGCGAAATTGTTAGATATAATGGCGTATATTATGAAAGCCTAGTAACACAAATAGCTCAACGGTTCGTAGCATCGGCCTGGCAGAAACTAAAAGGTCTCCCAACCGTTGGTGGTGTATCAGTAACCTATAAACCTATCTCTGCTACGACTATCACAAAATATCCATACGGATCTATTCTAAAGAACGTACAAGAAGTATTCGATCTTATGATCGGCTGGGGCGCCTATCTTGAACAGCAGGGGTGGCAATTCACAGAAGTAAGTCAGGATACAAATATTCTCAGTGACTGGTTATCTTCTGCTAAACAATTTCTATTCTGGTTGAATACAAATTGGGCACCCGATGCTTCAATTCAATTAAGCCCACTTGCTAATTCAGCATCGTTGATTGTTAAGAGGGGTTATCCAAATGATGTTGAATCGCTGTCAAACGGAGTATATAGTATTCTAGATAAGTTCGGTGTAGCAATTGCTCCTAATACCACAACTACCGACCGCGACGGACCGCTCATTACAGTAGCACCGGCTGATTTATCTTCTGGCGGAATTTATTTCCTACAAGTTAACACGTCAGAGACAGAACATGTATTAATATTTGATAACATAACAAACTTCAACGATGTTATCTACACTCCGTTATTAAGAGCAAGGCAGCAGCGTTTACGCTTCAACGGATTCAGAAGTAATGGTTGGTATGGTAAGATGGAAGCACCTGGTTATCTAATCATAGATAATCAACTTGTTCCTAACTATGATACTATTGTAGAAAGCATGAGATATTTCTACGATTCTAATGTTACTATTGATAATCCAAGCCTCGAAGATTTGGGCCGCCATCTAATCGGATATGAGAGCAAGAGTTATCTCGACAACCTATCAGTGTCTAATGACGTACAGTATCTATTCTATCAGGGTGCGATTAGGCAGAAAGGAACAAAACAATCCTTTGAGAAACTATTTAGATCTACTAAGGTACAGAGCGACGAAATCATTAAGGTGTTCGAAGAATGGGCCCTTAAATTGGGAGACTTTGGTAATACCGTTGAACAAGTATCAACTGAATTTAGATTAATCCCGGAACAGAATACAGGTGAAGTTATTGTTGCACGATTGAATTTTGTCCCATCAGATGTTGGATTTGTAAGACAAATCAATATATTGAATGCTCAAAATACCTACATCAATATTCCAAAATTAGTATTCCCATTGCCGGATGCAACCCCGACCGGACCATGGACTACCTTCTCCCCTACTAAAACTTTTCAAATCGGTGCATTAGCAGAACAAAATGATACTTTAGGTAACCCGGTTTATTATTCAAGTAATTTCAATCAGATTGCTGTTAGAGTAGCAACAACCGGAAATATTGTCCGATCGGGGACACCGATAATAGATGGTATTCCAACTGCAATCGGTGATCGTGTTCTTGTTAAAAACCAATCTCCTGGTTTTGAATTTCAAAACGGAATCTTTGTGGTCTCTGCCGGGTTGTGGTCAAGATCTACTTATGCTAATACGCAAACTAAGATGGTTGGACTCACAGCCTTTGTTCAGAGTGGTACTCAGGCCGGCACAACATGGCAGCAAATAACACCAGCACCAATTACAATTGGAACAACACCGATTATATTTGTACAATCGGCAATTGATTTTATTCCAGCTAATTGGACAGTTGTTCTTGCAACTCGTATTGTAAGGGCGTATGTTGTTCTTGATGCTACTAATCGCATTTCTCGTATTGATATTACTGATCCGGGATATGGATATCTATCAGCACCAATAGTAAGTATTGATTCCGGCTCCGAATCACATGCACTTGATAGACTCTATAGCGTCTGGCAAGGTGAAATCATTAGTGATGTAGCACTCGATAATATTATCAATATTGACATTGATGAGGTTGATAAGTGGATTGTTCGTCCAACAGATCCAACAGTTGCTTTAGTGTTTCCACTAACAAATATTATTGATTATCCAATCCCTAATGCTGGATATGTAAATTTCAATGATGTGACACTGAACTCCTTTGATACCAATCAGGTTGCCGTATCCTGGGGAACAACTAATTTCAATCCAGTCGAAAATAATACAATCTGGGTAGCCAAGACATTCACAGAAGATTGGGATGTCTATAAGATGATAGATATTACAGCGTCATCTGGATTTGATGTTATCGCTAATGCTGCCGGAGATTTATTCCTAAGAACAGATCCATCCTACCTAATCACTCCACAATTTACAGGTGGTGCAAATGAAACTGATTTTGGAAATCTAATCTCATTGCAGGTTATTGAGGCACATGCTACATTAGAAATAAACGGCCCAGCCGAAACAGCAACAGCAACGGCCTTAGTTCCGTTTGTTGCATCAGCTACCGCTAATATCATTAGTGGAGAAGTTGCAGGATTGAACATTGTAACTGGCGGCGCAGGTTATACCTTTACCCCTCAAGTTAGCATTGATATTCCGGCGAATGAAACTGCACAGGCTACCGCAGTAGTAACAGCAGGTGTAGTAACATCGTTACCTTTGAGTACTGGTGGATTTGGTTATATCGTTGTACCAGCCGTAAATATTGACCCGCCTGTATTGACTAATGCAATTGCTACGGCAACTATAAATGGTGGAGCAATAGAATCGATTATTATTACAAATGGCGCAGCAGGATATGCAACAGCACCGTCTGTTTCAATTACAGGCGATGGCGTCGGTGCATCAGCTATCGCAAGTGTGGCTAATGGGTTTATTACAGGATTTACTATCACACCTGGTTCAGGATATACAACTGCTAACGTACTCATCGGAGCAGCAAACGGAACCTCAGCAACAGCCACCGCTACTATAGCGGCTGGCGTAGTAACTGGTTTTGTTATTGGTGGCGGATCTGGATATACTTCTATTCCTGCGGTAACTATTGCCGATCCAACAAATGTAAATACCATTTCAACTGCTATTGCAGTCGTTGATGCTGGTGTCATTACTAGCATTGTAGTTACAGAACCTGGTTCTGGATTTATTATTACACCAACAGTAACAATAGAACCACCATTGGGTAACGGCACAGTATATTCCACAACAATTACCAATCCCGGTGCATTCTATACCGTTGCACCTGCTGTAGGAATTGCTGGCGACGGTTCTGGCGCTGCTGCTACAGCCGTAATAACAGATGGACAAGTTACAGATATTATTATTAATCAAGGCGGTGTGAATTATACCTTCGCTACCTTAACTATTGCTCCTCCACCAGCACCAAGTGGTGCTATCCTTGATGCAACAATAACAAAATCTGGTGCAAACTATAATATCGCACCACTTGTAACAATCAATGCTAACGGCCCGGGTGTTGGTGCAACTGCCCATGCTACAATTGCCGGTGGTGTGGTATCCGAAATTATCATTGATACGGCAGGTTCTGGTTACACATCGGCAGCAACAATAGAAATTGCTCCTCCACTTTCTGTAGCACCAGCAACAAACTATGCGGTTGCATTTGAATTTAACCAAGTTGAAACAGATAGTGATCCAACATACAATTATTACAATCTATTAACACTCGAAGGTAATCCTATAAGTGCCACAGATATTCCTGATTATCTCAATTTTACAAAATTGATGCTATTCAAGACAATGCGATTCCTGACAGAGCCAGCAGTCAGCACACCTACATATGTTTCGTTGGGTGATAAGATTTGGGTTGATGGAATTGATTTAGTTCCACCATTATGGAATGTCTTTACTGTCATTACACCGACAGTACAGTATCCGACAGGACATCAACCATTTAGAACACAAGAACCACTAATCAATACTCACCTATTCGAAAGTACAAGTGTATTCAATACATCAGGTACTGAACTTGTTCAGTTACCAATTTATGATCCATTTAAGTTTATTCTCCCTGGTCCGGCAAAACAGAATATCACTTACATCTCTCTTCAGGATCCTGCAACATACAATGTTACAAGTAATGAGAGACTGTTTAGTGAAAATATTACATTCAGCGAAGCACAAGTTGGTAAACTATGGTGGGATATTTCAAGCACACGATTTGTTTACTATGAACAACCTATTGCTCTTGATGGCAGTGAAACATCAGTAGATAATCTAATTTACAGAAGAGATCATTGGGCACAATTGTTCCCAGGGTCAACTGTTGCTATCTATGAATGGGTAAAGAGTTCAGTGCCACCTGCACAATATACGGGAACAGGCGTACCAAGAGACATTACTTCTTATGTCCAGATAACCACATCTAACAGGTTCACAGATATTACAGAAATGAATTATTATTTCTGGGTTATTGGTGCAACAGATAGGCCAAACATTGAAAATAGAACTATGGCCGCAACTGATGTGGCAAGATTATTACAGAGTCCTAAGGGTCAGGGATTTGCATTCTTCTGCCCAATTCAACAGACAAGTACCAATAATTCATACATGTTCTACAATGTACAAGAAATTCTAGCATACCAGGGCGACAATATTCAGGTGCAATATAGAATTTCCGAAAGAGACGATCAGGAACATACTCAATGGGCATTCTTCCGTGAGGGTGATCCAAATTCGTTGGTTACAGATCAGTTCTGGAACAAGATGGTTGACAGCCTATGTGGATACACAAAAGCGTTATCGTTATCAGACGAATATAGCAATGGTATTCCTGTGTGGGATATGTCGTTGTGGGATAATTATCCATGGGATACATTTACCTGGGATGCCACAAACTACGGAATAATATTACCTGTACCTGACCCAACATTAAGCGAAGCTGAGAAGTTTGGAATACTATATCGTCCACGACAGGGCATGTTTGTTAAGCTGCAATCAGCCAGAAAAATCTTTGTTCAATCTGCCAATGAGCTACTAAAACATATTCCTATTAGGGATAATAATCCAAGTTGGAATACCGATGTATCTACAGACATTTATTGGACATATACTAATTGGTATGAAATTGGATATGAAGATGCAATTCCTACAATTGTATATCCGACACTTGCCGCAGCTAATGCCGCATTGGTCGCAGGACAATTAACACTTGGAACTATCTTACAAGTTGTAAATGGAACTGTTGATGGAAGATATGTTCTGTATGCTGTAGTTCAGGTAAATCCAAATGTTCCAACATTGAGTTTGAATGAAATTGCTATTCAGAATAGTGCAATTAAATTACTTGACACCATATATACTGTAATTAATAAGTATGGTTTATCTGTTGAACTTAGAGAATTGTTGAATGCATTCAGAACACAAGTTATGATTGATGCATATATTGTTGATCAAAATGAATTGTTCTTCTCATTACTCAACTATGTTGTCAGCGAACAGAAGAATCCAAATTGGGTGTTCAAATCATCATATATCTTCATTAAGGAAGATAATTTGCCATTGACACAAGATCAACTTTATATACCAGATCAAATTCAAAATGTTATTGATTACATCACAGATGTCAAACCCTATCATACTCAAATTCGCGATTACTCAAGCACATATATAACATCTGATATTGCTCCAGGAACAGCAACAGATTTCATTAATTGGGCTATAAAACTACAATTTGGTCCAAATGATGCCGAGAATATAGATCCATATGCCAATAGTCCAGCAATAGATCCAATGATTGGTTGGGACTTTAACCAGGGTCCCTACAACATTCCCTGGGATGCACTGTACCAATTTACGGGTGTAAATTCCTCTGGATACGTCGTAACTATTTCTGACACGACTAACCTATATCCGGGTATGAAAGTGGTAGTTACAGCCGGCACTGGTCAATTTGTTACAGATACCTTTATAGTATCTATTAACAGTTCGACCACATTTACAGTTTCAGATTTACCAACCATTGCATTGAGTGGTGCAGATATTGATGTTACCATGCCGTGGGATATTACAAACATTGCATTAGTGATTAACCAATTTATATCTGGTGAAATTATTAACATTTGGACTGCGCTTGAGTCATATACCGTAAATCAAATGATTAGCTATCTGGGACTAACCTATAGAGTTGTTGCTAATACAACACCGGGCCAGAATCCTATATCAGATCCACTGTTGTTTAGTCTTGTTACTTGGTCAGTTATTTCTACACCACTAACATTCTTTGATGTTTCAAAGGTCGGCTTCTCGCAATTATTCCCATATACCTTTGATTTCAATGATGTAAACTTAAATAATCCTCAATCCTTTATTACACCATTCAATGTTGTAGGAATTCAAATCGGCAATATTATTCTTACATATGGTGAAGATTATTATGTTGAATACAATAATGACGGAACATATACAGCATATTTCTTTAATGATCCTGGTGTCTCGCCTGCACCTGTAGCACTGGTGTGGTTTGACGGTGGCGCCATTCAGAACTCCTTTATTAATGGATATAGAAATGAACTTGCCGCCGGAACAGGCGTAGATGATTTAGTTATTAATGTTGATACTAAGTTACCAGTTGATATTTCTACAGGTATTCCAACACCATATGTTTTGTACGGTGATATATGGGATACCGTGCCAGATCCTGTTGCAGCAATCCTTATTGCTGCTGGTGGCGACGATTCAGTTCCGTGGGATGCAACTCTCGTTCTCGAATTGTTCCCAAATACAATTAGCTTCAAAGAAAATGTAAATGTAATTGATGGGCAAAATTTTTATAGAAATGCATTTGTGCATGCAGGTACATTAGTTTTTGATATAGCTGCCCCTACGGCACCAACAGAAAATCTTGATGTAATAACCGTCTTTGTTGATCCGCTAACTCATCCAAGCGGTACTGATATTCTTCCTAATCCGGGAACAACGCCGGGTGTTATTTGGATTGATGGCGAGCGCATTGAATATGGATCTAAGACTTTGTCTGCTGTAGATACATGGGAATTGAAATTAGTAAGGCGAGGAACAAAGGGTACAGCACCTACATCACAT